AATTGAGGAATCTAAATCAGGAGACACATATTTAGAAACAGTAGAAGGGATTCAATTTAATCGAGGTTACAAATCACCTTATTTTGTTACGAATAACTCTACAATGTCAGCAGTATTGGATAAACCATACATTTTAATTGCTGATGAACGTTTTACGAAGGTAAAAGATCTTCTTCCTGTATTGGAAGGAGTATCAGGAACCGGACGATCTCTTCTTATCATTGCCGAAGACATTGATAATGAAGCACTCGCAACACTTGTTGTAAACAAGATGCGTGGAACTTTAGCTGTTTGTGCCGTTAAAGCTCCTGAATTTGGAGAACGACGCAAATTAATTTTGGAAGACATTGCTGTCCTAACCGGTGGAGAGGTATTTAGCAAGGAAAAAGGAATGAAACTTGAGAAATTCTCTTGGGATTGGTTTGGAGAAGCAAGAACAATTAATGTAAACAAAGAATCAACTACAATTGTAGATGGAAAAGGAAAATCAGGACGAATTGAAGCACGTATTGAAGCGCTACAGCAACAAATCGAACAAGCAACAACGCCGTTCGAAGTTGAGAAGCTCCAAGAAAGACTTGCGAAATTCGTCGGGGGAGTGGGAATAATCCACGTTGGTGGACTCACAGAAACCGAAATGAAAGAAAAGAAGGATCGTGTAGACGATGCCCTTCAAGCAACAAAAGCCGCTATTGAAGAAGGAATTGTCCCTGGTGGTGGTGCTGCCCTACTTTATGCTCGTGAAGGAGTTAAAGAAGTAGATAATATTGGTTCCCAAATTGTATATCAAGCTTGTGGTAAACCATTTAGTCAAATTCTAACCAATGCTGGTCACCCAGAGGTATCTAGTCTAATAATTGCTAATACTTTAATTACCGAATCTCAGGTTAATATGGATGTTTGGGTAGGTTATGACCTTAAAACTGAATCTATGGTTGATATGAAAGAATCAGGTATTATCGACCCCGCAAAAGTAACTCGAACTGCTCTTGAAAGCGCGGCTTCAGTAGCAGGAACTGTCCTACTTACAGAATGTGTAGTAGTAGAAGATCCTGATAACAAAGAAGAAGCAGATCCTATGGCAGGTATGATGAATGGGATGATGTAATGAGAGTAAAAAAGCAAGAACATCTTGAACTTATTGCCGAAAGACAAGCACCTGGGGATCGTTGGGTGCTTGTTGGTGATAAGATTGTACATAAATCTCTTACTGAAGCTTTAGAAGCCTGGTTCCAAAAATCAGGTGAAAAAGCTGAATTTAGACTTGCTCCCTTGGATAGTAAGTTGTATGTTATACGCACAGAAGAGGTAGAAATAAAACCAGAACCACCTAAGAAATTTAATATTTATGGTGACTACTAAAGAACACACTTTACTAGTAGAAAAATATCGTTCTAAAGGATTAGATGAATATGTTGGTAATGAACATATTAAAAAAACTATTCAACAATATCTAGATCAAAACGATATTCAAAATCTTATTTTCTATGGTCCTGCGGGTACAGGAAAAACTACACTAGCAAAACTTATTGTAAATAATCTTAACTGTGACTATCTTTATATCAACGCCTCAGATGAAAGAGGTATTGAAACCATTAGAGATAAAGTATCAGGGTTTGCTAGTACAGCTTCTTTTAAACCACTTAAGGTGGTTATTCTAGATGAAGCAGATTTCCTTACAATTCAAGCACAGGCTTCTCTTCGAAATGTAATTGAAACATTCTCACGTACTACTCGTTTTATTTTAACGTGTAATTATGTTGAGCGTATTATTGATCCACTTCAATCACGTTGTCAAGTACTTAAAGTAATACCTCCTTCTAAAGGGGAAGTAGCAGCTCATATTGCTGGTATTATGGAGCAAGAAGGTGTTTTATTTGAACGTGAAGACCTAAAAACAATTGTAAATCAATACTATCCAGATTTACGTAAGTGTCTTAATACAATTCAATTATCAACCCAAGATCAAAAACTTGTAATCGATAAATCAATACTTGTATCATCTAATTATATGGTTCAAGTAATTAAAGAATTAAAGGATCCTAAACCGAGTTGGAGGAATATTAGGCAAATTATCGCTAACGCAAACGTTCAAGACTTTGAGGAGCTTTATCGTTATTTATATGATAACGCTTCTGTATACGCAAATGGAAATGAGGGAATGGTTGCTATTTACATCAACGAATATAGTTATCAGGCTAATTTCCGTATTGATAAAGAAATTAATGCGATGGCACTTATAGGAAAGCTTATGGAATTAAAGCCAAAACTTATTTCCATTTAATGATAAACATTGAAACTATATCAACCCAAGATAACTTATTTCAAGTTTATCGTAAATTAAAAGATAATGAAAAATGGGATTCTATAATTCTAAAAAAGCTATGGAATTGCACCCATGTTTTCAGACATGATGGTATGCTTTATGTATGCCGAGAAATAGAAACAATTAATTATCAACAATCATAAATTATGGAACAACAACCCCAAATGAATGTGAATATTGACCTTAAAAATACAGAGTCGGTAGAACACAAAAACGGAAAAGTATGGGCTCAAGGATTTTTAATCCGTAAAGTCTCTAAGTTTGTAACAGGCACCTCTGAAGATGCTTATATGCCAATCCCGGTATTTTACAACCCAGAAAGCGGTGAAATCCTTCAAGACACACTCCCACCAGAACTAAGAGATGAAGCAAGTCAAAACAATATTTCAGTGGCTGAATGAGATAACTCTTTATAAATCCTCTCCTGAAGATTTTTCACAGGAATCATGGGATAACTTTAATTCTTACATGATACATAGATATTTATCTATGGATATAAATTACATAGATATTGTAAATTATGTTCAAAAGGTTAATCCACAAAGTAAGAAACAAATTTATACCATTTACCGAGAAATGATTCCAAAGAAAAAAGTTTATCTCAAATATGTAAAAAACGAAAACAAGAGAAATTATAAAGAATTAGCTGAATATATTGCTGAATATCTTGAATGTAGTTTAGGTGAAGCTGATGAATATATAGATATTTTACAAGAACACGGCATAAGAAATATTCTTTGGAAGATGGGAGTAGAAGATAAAGAAACAGAAAAGCTAATTAAAAAAGCAGAGTTATGAGTAAATTAGTAGATATGCTAAAAACCTCAGCAATCGCTGATAAATCGAAAGCATTGCTAACCCTAGAATTACTAGAAAACCACCCAGCAGGAATTGGAGATCATTCAACAGAAGATTTTTATAGAAATGCTGAAGAGGCACTAGCTGCTCTAGCTGATGCCGATGATAGACTAGAAGCAATAAATAGGTATTTAGTAAAAAAACAAGTTATTTAAATGAAAAAAACAAGATCAGTAACCGATTTTGAAAAGACATATCCACAATTAGCAGAAGAATTTAAAAGCATTCAAAACGAACAATACGAATTGTTTGCTTCTAAAATGATGGATTATGGGTTATCAAATATTTCTTTAGGTTCTACATTAGAAGAAGAAGAAGATGTTAATATGTCCTTAACAGGAGTTTGGCTCCGTGTCAACGATAAAGTAAATCGTCTAAGAAATATGCTTAAACGTAAAGGAAAAAATTACGTTAAAGATGAACCTATGATGGACAGCTTTATTGATATCTCTAATTATGGAGTAATCGCTCAGCTTGTGCTAAAAGGTAAATGGAAATAAGTTTTGGCTAAAAAGAAAGCCCCCCAAATAGTAAGGGACATCCAAGAAAATAAACCTGAACCGGTTAATTTTGCTTATGAGAAAAATATCTCATATTCCCAGCTATCAATGTATTCGCAGTGCCCTAAAAAATGGGCACTACAATACAGAGATGGTCATAAGGTAAGCGAACAAAGCATCCATATGACCTTTGGAACAGCTTTACACGAAACATTACAAATGTATTTAGATGTAATGTATAATGAAAGTGGGGCAGCTGCTGATAAACTAAATCTAGAGGGAGATTTTGAAACCCGTCTTAGAGAAGAATATTCTAAAGCTTATAAAGCAAATGGCAACTCCCATTTCTCAGATGCTGTTACACTTCGAGAATTTTACTCTGATGGAATTGAAATTATAAATTACGTTAGAAAAAACAGAGGAAAATATTTTTCAAAGCGTGGTTGGTGGTTAGTAGGTTGCGAGGTTCCCATTGTAATTGCGCCTAATTCGCGGTTATCGCGCGTAAAATACATGGGCTTCTTGGACGTCGTCCTCTTCCATGAACCCACAAATAAATTCGTTATAATTGATATAAAAACGTCTACTAACGGATGGAATGCTAAAGCTAAAAAAGATAAATTAAAACAATTCCAATTAGTTTTATACAAAAAGTTCTTTTCTGAGCAATATAAAATTCCTATTGACGATGTTGATATTGAATTTTTTATTGTTAAAAGGAAATTATGGGAATCTGAGGATTTTGTAATTAAACGAGTCCAAAAATTTGCTCCTCCTTCAGGTAAAACTTCAGTCAATAGAGCTACCAAATTACTTAATGAATTTTTAGATAATTGTTTTACTAGAGAAGGGTTTAGTGAAAAAGAAATGCCCGAAACCCCTAATAATAATTGTAAATGGTGTCCTTATTTTAAAACCCATTTATGTTCTTCAACTTTTAAAGAATCCTAATATACGTATATAAAATAAATCGTTATGGCAAAAACAGATATGACATTAACTTCGGTAAAGATCAAAAGTGATCTTTTTGAGACATTCAAAATTGAATGTGTGAAACGTAAATTCTCTTTCCAAAAACTTGCTGACAGAGCTATTCATCTGTATCTTACAGATGATGATTTTAGGAAAAGTATTACAAATCACAATAATTTAGAACTTTAATAAAATGAAAGAAGGTTATATTCCTAAAGAGCAAAGAAAAAATATTCTATTGCTCACAGATGATATCCGTTTCCCTTCTGGTGTAGGTCACATTGGACGAGAAATAGTACTTAATTCCTCTCACCATTACAATTGGGTGAATTTAGGAGGAGCTCAAAAACATCCTGAAGAGGGTAAAAGAATTGATATTAGTGGAGATGGTAATCAACTCCATGGAATCGAAGATGCTAGTATTATAATCCAACCTAATTCAGGATATGGAGATATTGATAAAGTAAGAAGATTACTTAAAGAATTTAACATTGATGCTATTTTCTTAATTACTGACCCTCGTTATTTTACTTGGCTGTTCCAATTTGAACACGAAATTCGTAAAACAACCCCTATTGTTTATCTTAACATTTGGGATGATTACCCAGCTCCTGCTTACAATAGTGCGTTCTATGAATCATGTGATGCTTTGTTTGGGATTTCTAAACAAACTGTAAATATCAACAAAATTATATTAGGAGATAAAGCAGAAGGTAAAATTATTAAATATGTGCCTCATGGTTTGAATCATAATACATTCCATCCTATTACTAAGGATTCTCCTAATTATAAAGAATTTACAAACTTTAAAAATCAAATGTTTAAAACTGATCCTGAGTTTGTTTTATTCTATAATTCTAGAAATATTCGTAGAAAACAGGTTGGAGATACTTTACTAGCTTGGAAGTATTTTATAGATAAATTACCTAAAGAAAAGCAAGATAAAGTTAAATTTGTACTTCACACTGAAATAGTAAGTGAACACGGAACAGATTTAATGGCAATTAAAGATTACTTGCTTGGAAGTGATTATGAAAATATTGTATTTTCAACAGGTAAAATCTCTCCTGTTCAATTAAATTATCTTTATAATATAGCGGATGCCCAAATTCTTCTTACCTCAAATGAAGGATGGGGATTATCTCTTACAGAAGCTATATTAGCAGGTACTCCTATTATTGCGAATGTAACAGGTGGTATGCAAGACCAAATGAGGTTTGTAGATAATAAAGGAAATTGGTTTACCCCTTCCCCTAAAATTCCTTCCAATCATACAGGTAAGTACAAGGAACACGGAGAATGGGCATTTCCAGTATTCCCAACAAACCGTTCACTACAAGGTTCTCCACAAACTCCTTACATTTGGGATGATAGGTGCAGACCTGAAGATGCTGTTGTACAAATTGAAAAATTGTATAATATGTCTCGTGAAGAAAGAAAAGCATTAGGTTTAAAAGGACGTGAATGGGCTATAGGTGAGGAAGCAGGATTTACAGCTGAAATCATGACTCAAAGGGTAATTGAAGGAGTAGACCAAACATTTGAAGAATTTATCCCTAGAAAAAAATACGAATTTGTAAACGCTAATGAATTTAAAAAACCTACTGTTCAACATAGTTTAATTTATTAATATGAAAAATAGTTTTGTAATAAGTTGCCCCATTGACACATACTCAGGTTATGGTGCTCGAAGTAGAGATTTGGTAAAAGCTATTATCGAATTAGATAAGTATGAAGTGAAAATTTTACCTCAAAGATGGGGAGCTACTCCTTGGGGTTTTATTGAAGACCATAAAGAATGGCACTTTCTAAAACCATACTTGCTAGAATTTGGTAAACCTCTTCCTTCACGTCCTGATATTTGGGCTCAAGTTACTATTCCAAATGAATTCCAACCTGTAGGACAATACAATATTGGATTTACTGCCGGA